TCCAGATCACCCTGCCAAGCCCCTGAAATGCCTAGCGTTTCGGGGGCTTTGCTTTTTGGGGGAAGGAAAGGTGTCGAAGAAGTGTCGAGGCGCATTCAGCGCTACATGCTCAGGAGTAGAAAGCCATCACTCGATTGGCCCCACCAAGCAGTAGCGGATCAATTGCTGCTCAACGCTCTGCTTCTGTCGCAAAACCAAGATCACTGCCACCTCGCCTTGCTCTTCGTGGAATTCGTAAAAAACACGATAGGGGCCGGTATTAAGCTCGCGATAGCTCAGCACCCCCAGAAGACTCGCCTGCTGGCTGACTGGGTAACCTTTAGGTGCAAGTGAAATCTTCTCTTCAATCTCATCCAAAAGGCTCAGTACTGACTGGAGTGCAGCCTGTTCACCTTGGAATGGAGCCAAGTGGTGGACTTGGTCTTCGATGCTTTGCTCTGCGGTATCAGTAAAACGAATGACGACCGGGGACATTAAACCTCCTTATTCTGGCTGAGCGAACCTCCTGGAAAGGCGAGCTTTCAAATCATCAACAGAGCGATGCTTGCCTTCTGCGTACTGGCGGGAGCCAATCGCAAGCAACTTCACCAGCGCAATTGCTTCATCGCGCTGCTTCCGCTCAGCATATGACTCAACCACATAGGCAGGAACACCGTTCTGCGTGACGACCATTGGCTCGGATAAATCCAGGTCAGCCGCATGACGTTTCAAATAACTAATTGTCTCGACTCGCATGAGCCGGTACCTCCATTGCTGTGGGAACACTTAAGGCCTGGAACTCAGGTTCTACGGTGTTCGAACTCCACCACGCTCCATATCCAGGCGACGAGTGGGATTCGCGCGTCGGCAGTCTGTCTACCGTCGGCTCCAACATCATAATCCGAATTCAGACCGAATTTGAACCACCTCAAGTCTATTTTTCTTTCCCTCTGTCGACCCCCGCAGCCTTCAACCTATGAGCGGGTTGAATCGAACAGCCTCAGATAGGTGGTCTTGGGAGAGGTGCGCATATCGCATCGTCATCGACAACGAGGCGTGCCCCAGGATGTGCTGTAGGGTCACGATGTGCCCGCCGTTCATGATGAAGTGACTGGCGAACGTGTGGCGCAGTACGTGGCTGGCCTGCCCCTTCGGCAGCTTGATCGAGGTCGACAGCAGCACCAGGCGGAACACGCCAAGGCAGTTCGTGAACGGCCCGTGGGTCTGCCAATGCCGGCGAAGGTCGGCGCCCAATTCTTCCGAGATCGGCACCGAGCGCACACGCTTGGACTTAGTGTTGGCAAAGATCACCGTATTACCTTTCAGACGTTCCGGCGTCAGCGCCTGAGCCTCACCCCATCGAGCCCCTGTCGCGAGGCAGATACGAGCGACCATCTTCGGATGTGGCGACGTGGTGCGCGCATCCAGGGCCGTAAGCAGTTCGGACACCTGATGCTTGGTCAGGTACGACAACGGTCTTTCCTGAAGCTTGAGCGGCCGCATGCGCCCTACCGGATTCTCATAGTCAATGACGCCGAGTTGGCGCAATTCGTTGTACATGGACTTGAGGTAGCCAAGACGGTTGTTCGCGGTCTTGCCCGACATGCCATTGGCTATCTGTCGGCTACGCAACCGAGCCACTTTCGCAGGCTCCAGGGAGACAGCGACCGGGTCGCCCAGGTCCTTTGCCACCAACCGCAGAATCGCCACGCAACGATGCCCGTTGCTCAAGGTCTGGCCGTGCAGTTCATACCAGAGTTCGACCAACTCCGAGAGACGCCGACGGTCCTTCGGCCTGAGCGTCCAGCAGGGGTTTTCCGCACACTTCTGACGCGCGGTGGCCTCGAATTGCTGCGCCTCCATCTTGGTCTTGAACCGCTTGCGAAAGCGCTTGCCCTTGATCGGTTCTACATCGACGAACCAACGGCCATCGGGGAGCTTGGTGATCGACATTAGACGGCATACCCCCGCCGCAGATACCGATCACACATCAGCTTGTGTATGTGCCTTTCCAGATCGCGACGAGTCCAACCCTTGGCGAGATAGTGGTCTTCGATAACGTGCCAGAACTCCAGTTTACGGGCGGACTCAATAGCCTTTTTTGCCGGGACACGCTCCCGCGCGATCAGGCTCACGAACTGGCCGAGAAACATCTCGCAGTTACGCCCGCTAAAGCCCTTGGCGGTCTTGTAATAGCGCCGATACTCGGTGCGCTCGATCAGCGGATCGCACTCGACCTGGACGCGGGCGTCCTGGCTGATCAGGCTCCAGAACGGATCGTAGACCGCCGTCCGGCTCAGCAGCTTGAAGCTTTCGCAGGCGTAGTTCCACAGTCCTTGCAGGTGCGGGCAAAGCCCCTCATAGGTGCGGCAGCCAATGACCTCTCCCGAAGCCATGCGCGAGCCTTCGGAGAACTGCTGGACGATGGAGTGATGGAAGCGGAATTCGAGCCGCCAGACCGTTTCCAGGGGGTTATAGGCCGGGTCGCCATCGCCGAACGGATCCCCGTTCAGGGTCGCCCACACGCTTTCCCAATAGTCGAGCTTGTCGGTGGCCCGAGCCTGGAGGGTCTTGTTATAGATCGACAGTTGCAGGCCGTTGGCCGAGCCGAACATGTACGTCTCGCCACGCCCGTAGACCGAGGCGTTGCCGTCGAATTCGATCCGCTCGATCCCACTGATTTGTCGCACCCGACGCGAGCGACAATGCATGCGGTCCACTAGATCGCGAGGCGGTTTCCAGCCCTGCACGTCCAAGGCGATATGCACAGCGGCTTGGTTGGTTTCGCAGTGACTCAGCACGGCAGCGGCCAAATCATCCAGCACGCCCTGGAGGATGCGCGGATCGGCGCCATCGAGGGCGTGAGGCGATACCTCGATCTTGAGGTGCGAGCCAATGGTGTCGACCTTGATGTTGTGATTCTTGATTAGCAGGATCAGACCCATTTCAGCGTTCTGCAGGCGGTACTGATAGCCGGAGTCGCGACCGATGCGGCCCTTGGACCACTCGTAGCCGGCGAACTCGACCACATCCACCGAGAGGTCAAACAGCGCCATGACTTCCGGCCGGAGTTTGCCGTTGTACAACTGCCGCACCGTATCCACGCCGCACCGCAGAATGCGCACGCCTGACAGGTCGGTGAATTGAGCCGTGGTGTCGTCGAAGAACAACCGCCCTTTCGGGCTTTCCAAGACCTGACCGTCCGACTCGATACTGACGCGAATTTGATGGCTGATTTTCTTCATCTTTAACGATCCAAATTGGTACGAATTGAAACCGCAATAGGTGGCTTATCTGACGTGTTACAGGGGCGTCGGCCGGCCCCGCCGTGGCGCTTGCTCACTCCGAGACGAGCCGTTCGCGCGCGCCCCGGCCAGGCCGGCTACAGCGGCCATACCGGCCCCGTCGGCGTCACCGCCACCGCGAAGAAAAAGCCCGCCAGATAGGCCAGGAACGCCAGCCCCAGGGCGGCGAAATAGCTTGTCCAGTTCATCGGCTCCCCCTCAGTTGATCGAGCGCGGCAAGCGGCTGGTGTCAGGAACCACCGTCACCCGCACGGCGGCGCCGTTCGCGGCGGCGGACGGTACGTTCGGCGCGGCGGCCTGAGCCGGCGGCGCATTGCCCAAGGCGCTACGCCCGGCGCAGGCGGCATAGCCGGTCCAACCGCCCTTGAAGCTCAGTTCCGCAGCGCAGTTGCCCCGCGGCACCACGGCATAGCCGGTGTCGGTCAGGTCGCGATCGGTGAGAGTGAATTCGCTGCCGTCCTGGCCCCGGACGGCGAACAGATAGGTGCGGCGCCCGGAGGCGGACAGCAGGGTCGCCTTGACGATGAAGTCGCGGCCGGCGAAGGGATGGCCTACAGGAGCAGCGCCCGGAACGCCTGAGTGCCCAGGTACATCATCAGCAGCATCAGGACCAGCCGCACCAACAGCACGCGCAGCACCCACAGCAGGACCGGCTTGAGCAGGCGCAGCAGTTCCAGCAGCAGGCGGCGATACAGGGTCGCCCATGAGCAGACGAGGTCCGCCGTCATAAACCACAGACCCAATAGCAAGGGCCGGAATTGCCATGAATAGAAGAATCTTAGGTTGTCTAAAAAGGCTCTTGCCGGCGATGGTGTCGGTGACGGAGCCGGTGGCTGTCGATTCATAGAGGGCGAAGGTCTCCTGGCGGATTTTCTTGATCTCGACGATCACGTCGCGGGCCGGCGGTTTGTTGTCCTGCGCTGAGTGCTGGCTTTCCTTGTAGCGGCCCCGAATGCCGATGACGGCGAGGTTGGAGTGCAGATAGGCCTTTTCCGCCGTCATGCGGATATCGTCGCGGATATAGGCGATGTTCGGCGTGGTGAGGATGATGTCCCAGTTGAAATGCCGGTGCCGGGTCCAGGCATCCAGCCAGCCCATGGGCCGCCCGGCTGCCTTGGCCGCTTCCGGGCCGTCCGGGAAGTCGAAGCGCTTGAGGTCGGCTTCGCGCCAGGACTTCAGAAAGATCAGTTGGGTTTCGTCGAAGATGATGAACGCGCCACGCGGCGCCCACATGAACCAGGTGCGCATCTTTTCCATGTCATCCAGGTCCTCGAGGTCGAGGTTGATGACGTCGCAACTGGAGGGCGTCTCCGGCATCACTTGGAAGATCCGTTCGCGGGTCAGGCCGCGCACGTTGGTGATGATGACGCGGCCTTTCTTGATCGCGGGGATCAGGTCATCTTGGATCGCGCCGGAGGTCTTGTAGGAGCCGTTCGGGCCGTGATGAATCTTGATCGCCATGTCACTTACCTATGAAGGGGATAAAGGACATGGAGAAGCGCGTGCCGATGGCAGCGAAGATCATGTTCACCGCGTCCGGCAGGCCAAAGAACGCCAGCAGCGAGCGCAGGTCGCCGTCCAGGGACGAGTAATAGGACGTGATGGTCGAGCCGATACCGATGCCGCCGACGACTTCGCGGAACGCCTTGTAGCCGATTTCCGCGACGAACAATTGCATCTCGAACCAGCCCTTGATGGCCATCTTGGTCAGCAGGACAAAGGCGTCGGTGACGAAGTCATAGACGCCGCTGTAGAGGAAGTCCCAAAGGGATTGCATCCAGGCGAGAATGTCGGAGAGAAAGGGAATGTCCATGGCGTTTCCTCAGGAGCGATAGAAAACAATCCATCCGGCCAGGATCGCGGCGATGAACAGCACCACGTAGCGGATGACGGAGAGTTCTTGGGCGTACTGGGTGAGGCAGACGTCGTAGCGCTGGCCGAGGGCGGTAAAGTCCCAACACGGTAGGGAGCCGCCGCCGGTGCCCAGGTGAATATCGAACTTGGAAGCGAGGACGCTTTCGAACTTGCCTTGCAGTTCCTGGAAGTCCTTTTGCGCCTTGGCAATGGCGTCGTCGTATTCCTTGATGGTCTTGTCGAAGGAACCTTGCTTCGGCTCTTTCAGGCCGCCCCCGCCGGAGCCGTCGCCGCCATCGCTACCAGCGCCGCCGTCGGAACCAGAACCGTCACCATCGCCGCCGCTATTGCCATCGCCATCGCCATTGCCGTCGGGAGGGTTGCCGCCACCGCCGCCGCCACCTCCTCCACCGCCGCCACTGGAGCCGTTGTCGCCGCCACCGGGCTTGGTGCCGCCGTCGCTTCCACCGTCGCCGCCGGGCGGGTTGCTGCCACCATCGCCCCCAGTGCCGCCGTCACCACCCGGAGGCGGACCGTCGCCCGGACCCACGTCGCAGCCGAAGGCACAGGAGCCATTGGAGGTGAACCAGTTGCCGGTGAACGAGCCGATGACCTTGCAGTAGGTCGCGCCGGCCTGACCTTCAGCGGGACCGATACAACCGTCAATCGCACTGACCGCAATCTCACAGCCGAGGTAGTTGATGAAGCGGGAAATCGGCGCTTGATGGGATTTTTCGTAGAGCGAGCCGGCCAGAATCTTGCACTTGTTTTCCTTACACTCGCCGGTCTCTTTGTTGTATTCGGTGTCGGCTGGACAGCTATCGCCATAGCGTGCGGCAGGACCATACCCGGCAGCAGTCTTGCCGGTTTCGTTGTTCGTGAACTCGCACCAAAACGAGGTCTGGTCACGGGCTTTCATAGACCCGGTGAAGGTGAACTCCCCAGGGCGTCCCGTGGCTTTGGCCCACGCCGCGCAAGCTGCCGAGGGCGAAGAAAAGCGTTCAGGCAGTGACTGAATTTTCCAGTAGTAATCCTCAGCCCTCGCCACCGTGGCAAAGAGAAGCATCAGAATCAGGCTCGCAAACTTCATCGTAAGACCCCACACAAAAAAGCCCCCTGCCGGAAACTCCGGAGGGGGCTTCCGTTTCGGTCGCCACTACTGGTATTGCCCGACCTTGAGCCCTGAAATCAGGGAATAGGCCATGAACGCACCCAGCATGAGAGACCAGATCACGTCAGGCCTTGCGCATCGCGCCGATGACCAGAGCGAGGCCGACCAGCACCGCCACGGCGGCGATCACCAGCTTGGCCACGGACGAGCCGTCGGTGCCGGCTTGGGTCAGCACTTCCTTGGTGGTTTCGTCGATCAGCGAGTCAGCGAAGGAGACGTTGGCCACGGCCAGGCCGACGGTGGCGATGGAGGCGTTGCGGAACAGGGTTTTCATTTTTTCCATGATTGGAACCTCATTAATTGCGCGCTTTGCGCATGGCGGAAATGATCAAGCCAGCCCCCAAACCAACGGCGAACAGCCCGATGGTCCCGGCGAAGCCGAGGCGGAAGGCCGACGGGTCGAAACCACCCATCAGCAGAGTCAAATAGCCCTCTGCCTCAGGCGGCAGCAGGTAGGTCTGTATCCACTCAAGGTGCGTACAGCCGACCGTGCCGTCCGCGTTCTGGACCCAGGTCTTGCACACTTGAACCGATACAGAGCCTTCCATTCGTGCAGTCCTCAAACAGCCAGGGAGGCCGCTAGGCCGTCGATCCAGCCCCAGGCGTAGCCGGTGGCCAGACCTACCGCGAACAGCGAGAGATAGCGGAGCATCGCGGCCTCCTACGGCTTACGCCTTGGCGTCCGGGGACTTGTCTTGTTTGTCCTGGCCCTGCGGCTGCTGGGCCGGGCGCGGGGCTTGGGCCTGCGCTTGCGGGCGGGCCGGGGCTTGGGCGGTCGGCGCCATCGGCTTGCCGCCCACGGCCAGCAGATCCACAAGGACCTGGGTATTGGTGATGTTGCCGAAGCGATCCTTGGTCGGGCGGACCACGCTGGCGAACTTGCAGAGCACCGGCTGGCCTTCGAAGACGATGGCGTCCAGCAGGGTCGGCTCGATGTTGTATTCGCTGATCTCGAAGCCCTTGGCGTTGCCACGGGCACCTTCCGGGATCGGGGCGATGGACTGGACCGAGGCGTAGATTTCCCCGGTCTTGGTCGAGGTATAGGTGTCGGTCTTGGTGACCCACAGTTCGACGACGCCGCCTTGGGTTGCAAACATGTTCATCGGTGTTTCTCCTTCAATTCGCCTTTTTCGGCGTGAGTTAGCCCGCTGCTGCAATTCGGCTCATGTGCCGGTGATTCAGCGGAAGTGATTGCTTAGGAAAAGAAGAGCCTTTTTTACCGAGTTTCAGCGAGTTCTAGTCGAGCTATATCAACACAGATAAAGCGCCTAAAATCGTTTCTGAAGAAATATCAAGCTACTGAACTTATTGAGCAACAAAGTGCAGTAACGAGCATTTCGATTTTTGCCGAAATGAATAACTTTCAAGTCTGTTAACACCAAGGGCTCTGCCCTTGTCATCCCGCTCTTGCCGCCGAGGGCTCGGGAGCGCGGGGCGGAGGAGCTGCCCCACACTCCCCTGCGGAGGCTGTTTCAGGGGGGAGGCGTTCAAGGGTGCGCTCCGCCCGTGCTTCCGTTCGCCGGAACGGTGAAGCTGTTCCGACGAGCCGGGAGCGCGGCCCTTGACCGGATCGGCCACGGTGCGGGCGGCCTGGATCAGGCAGAGCAGGAGCAGCGCTTTCAGGGTGTCAGCGAGCACGGGTCAGCCCTCCAGGACACGCAGCAGGTCCTGCTGCTGGGGGTGAAAACTCACAGATTCTGGTTCCGCCAAGGCCCGCATCACATAACGGCCCCACTGCTCGGCCATCGCCTCGGCGATACCGATATAGGTCCGGCTACGGTCCTTCCAGCGGTCAGGGCCTGGCGCCATGTAATGCACGACCGGAGAACGTCCATCGACAATACGGGTCGGCTCCAGAAGCGGCAGGTTCTGCAACCAGAGGTGCGTTTCCTTGCGCTCGCCATGTCCGAACATCCAAGGCTGGATGATCTGGTCCGGCTTGCGAATATGGCTGGAGATCACAGACTTGGGGTTCTCCAGTGCCTTGAATCGAATAGGCGCCGACAGCAGGGTACGAACGAACTCCAGGGCACGTGCCTGACGACCGTCAGCAATCTTCTCGGGAAACCAGCGGGCACCCGAGGTAGCCAGGTCAGTGCAGGGCGGGTGGGCAATCAGCAGATCCCACCCCCAGTCCAGCATTTCCAGGACATCCCCCTGGACGTGTTCCCCTTCGGTTTCCGAAGGCAGCAGATCGCAGCTCACGGCGTAAAAACCAACCCGGGCCAGTGCATCGCGGACACGCCCGGAGAACTCGCAGGCAATCAGTGCGGTTGGCTGTCTCATAAGGCAGTCACTCCAGGACGAAAGGTTTGTGCAGTCGAACGCCGGGCGTGGGTTTCCCGCTGTCGTACACAACGTGCCAGTACTTCGGCGGACGCCGGGACGGGTCGTGTTTCGCGCAGAAGGAACGGGGACGGCAGAGCCAGCGGCCATCTTCCAGATAGGGCAGCCCAGGGGGCCGGCAGTCCGGACACGGCGACGGGCTGTGCAATGGGATGGCCTGCCTTGCGGACCAGCACACAGAGCAGGCGCAGTCCGGGGCGTGGGTTTGACGTAGGTAGTAGGGACCGGCGGCCATGGTTCATGCCCTCACCCCACGGATGCGGTACACCTGCCGAGCGCGTTCGCGGGTCAGGCCGAAGGAGCGGCGAGCTTCTTCTTCAGTCGGGAAGACAGCCACCAACTCTTCGACCCAGCGTTGGCATTCCACGCGGGAAATGCCCTGATGGACGCGATGCCAGCGGCGTTGCCGGGTCGGGCCGTGGAAGGTGCATATCTCTACGAGGTAGCGCATATCAGGCACTCCATTCCTGTTCCAACAGCCAGGTACGCAGCAGCGCGCTATTCACCATGCGCAGCTTTCCGAGCTTCACGGACGGCAGCACGCCCCGGTAAACCCAGGCGCGAGCGGTGCCGTAGCTGATGCCGTTGCGCTCCGCCCACCGTTCAATGGACTCCACATCCTGTTGCGGCCCTATCAGGGCGCCGGGGTTCAAATCTTCCAAATCCATGTCGTACTCCAAACTCACAAGGGATCACGGTGGTCCCCTTGAGCAATGGGATCACGGTGGTCCCATTGCTGTCAAGACCACCGTGGTCCATGATCACGTCATGAGCAGAGAAGACCCACAATTCAAATTACGTATGCCCCAAGAGCTACGCCTCCAAGCAGAGCAAGCAGCGAAAGCGGCTGGCCGCTCGATCAACGCAGAATTAGTCGCTCGAATTGAGTCGAGCTTCTTAAACTCATCAACTCAAGAAACTTTGATTTCCGCCAAGCGCGCAAAAGAACTCGCCCTTCTGGCAAGGACGGCAATACCGAATGAGATTCGCAAACGAGCCATTATGGCAATACAAAGAGCAGTAAGCCTCGGCCATACCGAAGCTTATGCAAACCTAACCGATTTATCCCTTGAAGTTGGCATCCCTGACGAAGACCTTGACAACCTAATAAGTCCTATCATCAAAGAGCTAGAAAAGGCCGGCTACAATGCCAAACTTGATGACATCACAACTCTTACAATTGAGTTCTAGCTAAAAGCTACGAACCTAAAATCAAATAATTAAAACACCAATCAACCTAAAAATAGAAAGGAAATTCCACCATGGATGATGGAGATTTTCGCAAGGCCAGGGGATTCTTAGTAACCTTCTCAACCTTGACAATACTTGCATGGTACTTCTCAGTAGACCTTACTTCCTTTAGCATGTTGGGCGTCCCACTAAGACTGAAGGAAAACACCGATGACATATGGCTGGCAGTATCTTTAGTTAACATATACTTTATATTTAGATATATCCAAACAACTCCCGACCCAATATTCAAGCAATACAACAAAATAATAGATTATTTCCACGCATACCTTGTAAAATTCACCATATCGGAAAACTTTAAAGAGATAGTTGATATAGCAAAAAAGTCATGCGAGACAGGTCCGCCCAAGAATGTGACATTGGTCGAGCCAAAGCCAAGAGGTGCTATGGCTTTTAAAATGGCGGGAAGAAGTGAGCTAGATGATATATTCGAGTTTGGCCTGACTAAGCGACGCCCTCCAGATTACCGAGTACGAATAGATATTCCATATGTATTTTCCATGAAAACAGGTTCCCTGGGCGAAGCATCGGGAACATTCATAATAAAAAACCCTAGTAAAATAACCATTTACAGAGCAAGAGTCCTATCTACTATAAAAGGCTCTATTCTCACCCCATGGTTTACAGATAAATTATTCCCCATAATCCTTTCTATCTCATCATCATTGCTATCAATAAATAACTGGATAAACATAAAACTATAAAATAAATAGCATGTCGAAAAAGTGTCGAACAGATTGAAGCAAACTGATACGAAACGAGCAGGAGAGACGAGCAAGAATCCCGTATTGAGCAGATTTGGCACAAACTGACACACCATCGAAAAGGGTTCGATTCCCTTCGCCCGC